TGTTGCTAAAAGGGTGGGCTAACAACAGCCATAGATGAACACATCCCTTATGGGCTTTCTAGGTGTATGTTCTAGATATTAGTGGTAGGTGGTATGTATTTCATAATGTGATATGTACTGTTCCCTACAGGTAATGGTAGTAGTTTCTTTACAGGATCTGCACTGTCAACGCTATAGACATACATTGGGATAGGTTGTTATGTGTAGCAATAAATGCTACCATACCACCTTAGCTAGGCTATGTGTGTTAGCATGAAGCATTATGAACTACTACACCCGACAACAGCTAGATGACAAAGGCTTAACAAACACTTATCCCTACAGCATACTTCCACAAGCTTCATTAGCTTTACACAGAGGATATGTAGACAAGATGCACCTATTCCATAGTGATGTCTATTACGTCAGAGCAGCTATGGAAAAACATACAGGATATGTATTTCCCTTAGACAGAGTTGAAGAAGCTATGAGAGCTGAGGGATGGAAAGAACACAGACACCAACCAAAGAAGAAACAACATGGCAACAAAGAAAAGTACAGTTAATGCTGCTGGCAATTACACCAAGCCTACAATGCGTAAGGCGTTAGTAGCCAGTGTGAAGGCTGGTACTAAAGGTGGTGATGCTGGTGAATGGTCTGCTAGGAAAGCACAGCTTGTAGCGAAGAAGTACAAAGCTGCTGGAGGTGGTTACAAATGAAAGCTCCTCAGAAGTCTTTAAAGGATTGGACAGATCAGAAGTGGACTACTAAGTCTGGTAAACCTTCTGCTAAAACAGGAGAGAGATATCTGCCTGAAGCAGCCATTAAGTCTTTAAGCTCTGCTGAGTATGCTGCCACCACTAAAGCTAAGCGTGAAGGTACAAAGGCTGGTAAGCAGTTTGTTAAACAGCCTAAGGCCATTGCTAAGAAAGTGAGCAAGTTCAGATGATTAAAAGAGGCTCAGAAGAATTTAGTGGATATAATAAGCCTAAGGCTACGCCTAAGCATCCTACAAAGAGTCATGTTGTGTTAGCTAAAGATGGTGACACAGTGAAGCTTATTAGGTTTGGACAGCAGGGTGTTAGTGGTGCTGGCTCTAGTCCAGACACAGCTAAAGACAAGGCTAGGCAGAAGAGCTTCAAAGCTCGTCATGCTGAGAATATAAACAAGGGTAAGATGTCTGCTGCATATTGGGCAGATAAGGTTAAGTGGTAACTAAAAGGAGAAACTATGGCTACCGATGCAGAGAAAGTAAAGATGTACCGAGAGAAGGCTAAGGACACTTCTGTTCCTCAAGAGGTGCGTAACACCTACTTGGACAGAGCTAATGAGCTAGAGCGTAAGGCTTATGAAGATACGAAGAAGGCTCCTACTCCTCCTGCTAAACTTGCTATGGGTGGTATGCCTGTAAGAGGTAGCCGTACAGCTAAGAACAAAGAGAAGAAGATAATGATGGGTGGTGGTTATGCTATGCCAACAAAGAAACCATTAATGGCTAAGGGTGGTGCTGTTAAGAAAGCTCCAGCTAAGAAAGGTAAATGATGGCTACTAAGAAATCTTTTAAACCTTGTGAGGGATGTCCTTCTCCTGCTAAGTGTAAAGCTGCAGGTAAGTGTATGGCTAAAGAGGGTAAGGGTAAAGCTACCATTGCCATCATGATTGGCATACCAAAGAAGATGGCTAAGAAGAAATAAACTATGGCTACTAAAAAGCAAACAGCTAAAATTGCTAAGGTGATGGGTGAGTTTAAAGACAAGTCTTTACATTCTGGTAAAGGTGGTAAAGTTGTTACCTCCCCTAAGCAAGCCATTGCCATTGCTTTGTCTGAAGCTAAAGTGAAGCCTAAGAAGAAATGACAATTACCAGCTATCCAGAACTTGTACGCATTGCTGGCAGTGGAAACACTGTCAGCTTTGGTGGCACTAACACAGATGCATTTGGAAGACTTCGTGTAAGTCAGCCTTATACGTTGTTTGATAGTCAAAACAGATATGGTATTGATAGTCAATTCAGTACCTCCACTGCTGGTTCTGGAGCTGCTACTCATTTACCTAATGAGTCTTCTGTAAATATGGCTGTGTCTACAACTTCAGGTGATGAAGTGGTGAGACAGACATTTAGAGTGTTTCCTTATCAGCCGGGTAAGAGCTTATTGTTATTGGCTACATTCAAGATGGATGCAGCTAAGACCAACTTAAGACAAAGGGTTGGTTACTTTGGTACAGCTAATGGTGTGTTCTTAGAACAGGGTGCTAATGGCATTACATTTGTTTTAAGAACATCTACCAGTGGCTCTGCTAGTGATGCACGATATGTAGCTAAAGCAGACTGGAATGGAGATAAGCTAGATGGTACAGGTACTAGTGGACTTACACTAGATCTGACTAAGACACAAATCTTGTTCATGGATTTTGAATGGCTTGGTGTTGGTAGTGTGAGATGTGGGTTTGTTATCAATGGACAATTCATTGTTGCCCATACATTCCACAATGCCAATCTTCAAACTGCTGTGTATATGACTACAGCTATTCTTCCTGTTCGTTATGAAATTACTAACACAGGCACTGTAGCATCTTCTTCAGCAATGAAACAGATATGTTCTTCTGTTATGTCTGAGGGTGGATATGAAGCAGTGTCTCAAGAACATGCAGCCAGAATGGTATCTGCTACAACAGGTACATTTTTAACAACAACATTTAAACCATTAGTTTCTATAAGACTGCCTTCTACAGCATTAGGTGCTGTAGTGCTTCCATACAATTTAAATTTTTTACCCACCACTTCAGACAATTATGAATTGGCTTTGTTTAAAAATACAACATTAACAACACCAACATGGACAGCAGTTTCTTCTACTAGCAATGTAGAACAAGATTTAGCATCAACATCAATGACTGGTGGAACTATATGTTACAGTGAATTCACTACAGGTAAATCAGGTAGAGTACCATTAGCTACAGGATCTGGTTATAACTGGGATTTACAACTTGGTGTTTCTTTGGCTACTGTTAGTGATATATATACATTAGCTGCGAGAACAATATCAGGAACTGGTGGCGGTATTGGTTCTCTTACATTCTACGATTTAACATGACAACAAAGAACAGAACTGTAGCTGCTGTATTAACAACCAGCAACCAAGACATCTACACAGCTCCTCCAACATTTAGGGCTGCAGTAGATAGCATCTTTGTCACCAATGTAACTAGCAGTGCTGTAACATTCTCTTTAGACTGGTACAGCCATACGAATACAACCTATTACACAATTGCTGAGTCTGTAAGACTAGAACCAAACAGCTTGTTACAAATTACAAATGCTTTCTATTTGTTACATGATGACAAGATTAGAGGCTTGTGTAGTGTAAACAGTGCGGTGGAAGTAAGCGTTAGGGTGTCTGAACAATTCACCACTTCAAATATTTAAAGAAACATTATGGCTAAAAGAGAACTAACTGAACAACAGAAAAAATTCATTGAGGTGTTATTTGCTGAGGCTGGTGGTAATCCAGCCAAGGCTAGGCAGCTTGCTGGCTATAGCGAAGGCTATGCTACCAAGATGATTATGGATACTCTCAAGGAAGAAGTGATTGAGGCTACACAGCTATACATCGCCATGAACGCCCCTAGAGCAGCTATGGCTGTTGTCAGTGGCATTGCCGATCCCACAGAGCTAGGCTTGAAAGAGAAGCTCAATGCTGCTAAGGATTTGTTAGACAGGGCTGGTTTGGTGAAGACAGAGAAAGTTCAGGTGACAGCACCTAACGGCATCATGATTTTGCCAGCCAAAGATAGCAGTGAGTGATAGAGACTTAGGGGCTTGGATATTACCTCAGCCCAAAGCAAAGGAAACATATGTTGCCATTCCAAAAATTAGAAAAACTATACCATTTGGTTATAGACAAGATGAAGAAGACCCTGACCTCTTGCAGCCAATTCCTAAAGAGCTTGAAGCGTTAGAACTGGCTAAGAAACATTTAAAACAATATAGCTCTAGGCAGGTAGCAGCTTGGCTTACCACTACAACAGGTAGAACGATAAGCCATGTAGGGTTGTTAAAGAGAATAAAGACTGAAAGAAAGCAT